TCAAACGTTCTTCGGCGTTCTGTGAGCCACGCGCAGTTCGGCAACCGTGCGCGTCTTTTCAATCGTATTGCGGTTATATCTGGCGGTCGTTGCAATGTTCGCATGGTTCGCATGATGGCGAAGATGCTCGATATTCGCACCGGCGTCAGAGCCTTCCGTCACACCACCCGCACGACTATCTCGATTCCAAACGTCGCGCGGCACGCCGCATTCGTTGGCAATCGATCTCCAGACGCGCGCGAACCGCTGCCGGTCGCGATATGGCAGGCCAGTCGATTCGTCGACGATCATCGGGCCTATCCGCTTTTCCTGCGGAACGTGGTCCAAGATTGATCGCAGGAACGGATAAGCAGTCGTATCATGCTCGGCGACCTGCCCGGTTTTTGTCGTGACCTTTGACAGAATGCCATTGGCATCGATGTGGCTCCAGGCGAGGCCGCCCGTCCACCTTCTCCGCCCTGAAACAATCCCCTGCCCTTCGTCCCGATCCGCCAAAGGCTCCCACAGCCCAATAACGTCGACCTGACGCAATGTGAGCTCGAATTGCAAAGCCTGAGCGAGAGCAATCGAGAGCCTGCCCTGTTCGATAGCCTTGGCGCAAATCGCTTCGACCTGTTGGAACGTGATGCGTTCCGTGCGTGCCGGAGGAACGTGAAAACGCATTTGTTCCAGAACAACGGCCAGCCGGGCGCATTCGGTCACGTTGGCAACAATGCCGAACTTGACGACGATGCGAAGCATCTGCATTGCCTTGTATGCCCGTCGCACGCGCTCGGGCTTAGGCTCCAGCTTCGTACCGGCCTTCTTCGCAAGCTGAATTTCCTTTTCTGTATGGGCTGCCGGTTCCTTCAGCTTGTTATACCAACGCTGGAAATCGAGGCCAGACAGTCGTGAAAGCTGCCGGGTGCCGACAGTTTCGATCAGCAAGTCGAGGCTTTCGTCGTACATCTCGCGCGTGTTGTGCTTGATGTTGTGGTACGGGCTTTCTTCCGTTTCACGGTACACCTTGATGAGCGATTTCAGCGAGCCGTCGTAGAGCGGCTTGGCGCCCAGACCACGATTCGAAAGCCAGAGTTTCAATTCGCTCGACAGAACTCGGCAGCGGTGGGCGATTTCTTCATCGCTGCCGAATACCGGCACCGTCTTTTGCGGATAGTCCTTTGCGTTCTTCGAGACAGCTGACGCCACCCAATAGTGGCGCACTGTTCCATCCTTGTTGGGTCTTCGTTTCAAACCCGGAGCATTCAATTCCATTTTTCTTCTCCGTCCAGGGCGGGATTGCCCTGTGGTGATTTTGTGCCGAGATTGTAGCGCTGATCAAGAAATGCCTTGCAGGCTGGCCAGTACCGTCGGCCTTCAAACATCTGGTCAGGCAGAGGAAAGCCGTCTTTCTCCAGCGTTTTCAGGATCGTCTTGCACTTGTCTGTTGGCAAACCGATACGCTCGGCGATTTGAGATTCCGTGAGGAAAAGCTGTTCTGCCTTTGCCATCACACACACCTATTCAGTTGATTTCAGAATGCGTGGTTTCGAATCGCGGCTCCTTCCTGTTTCAGATTGTGATTTGTTCTCTGATTGTTCACGGTATAAGACAGCCAGCCTTGGAGGCTGTCATGTGGGTATCCTGTACAAACGAGACGTTGGGCGACTGCAAACGGTACGGGTTTATGATTACCGCGTACTGCAACGGGTGCCACCACAGTAAGCAGCTTGATATTGACGCCTTGATTGAGAAGCTCGGCCCAGATCATGGTGCGCTCAAGAAAGACCTTGCGCATAAACTGCGTTGCTCGAAATGCGGTGCGAAGAAGGTTCAGCTTCTTTCCTCGCACATCAGCACGTACCGAATGTCTGGAAAGGGTGAATATCCAGGACGCTAACATCCTCACTCCCTTTCCCGCAGTGCGGCGCGGCCTGCTTCGGTGATAAACCAACGTGTTGTGCTCTGACCTGCATATTTGGGTTCGGCAAAACCGCGCTGCCGCAATGCATATAGGCACCGGCGAACTGCAAACTGCTCTCTGGCATACGCAGACCACAGACTGTACTTGATTGGTCGGCGGTCCAACTGGCGCAATGTGCGAAATTCTTGCGATGTGATGCTCATTCCTCATCGCCTTTCAGGGCTCGGCGACCGATAGAGGTGATGATCGCATAGTTTCCGTCTGTGCTTTCAACAACCTCTACCAAGCCTTTGTTTTGAAGGTTTTTCACTTCATCAGGGCAGAAAGAAATTCCCTCCGGCGCTATTGCTATATCGGTTAGCGCATAACGTTCTTCACGGGTCAGCTTCATTCGCTCTGCTCCCCAAGTGCGGATGCGGCGAGCATGACGCGCCAAGGGTGGTATGGGTCTTCTATTTCTTCGGAAATCCACCGCCCCGTATCCAAGTCCCAAGCCTCTTTCATCGCCTCATTCGGCTCCTTTAGAGCGGCGCGGATGGTGGAACACGCTTTCTGCGCGTCCGCGTGATAGTTTTCCCACGTATCCTCGGTGCCTTCATTTAAGGTAGCCAAATCCCGCGCCACCTTCTCGACAAGTGCTTCGTATTCCTTACTCGGCATCGCTGGCCTCCTTTGCGTTTAGGCTCAGGTAAATGACAGCGGCCAAGGACAGGCCGACGGCCACGCCGCTAGTGAACAAGCCGATAAGGCTAATGATAAGAATGTTGCTCATAGCTTGCTTGCCTCCTTTGCGCGCAAGAGGGCAATGCAAGCGGCTATCGCAGGCGTTGCTGCCTCATAATAAAAGAGCTTCCCCCTTTCAGGCGTGCCATCGAAGCCAGCTTTTGCAGGAGACGAATTAAAGATGATCAACCGACGCGCCACGCTTTCAGGCAACACCCTCTCAGCCAGCGCGATAGCGGCGTCTACAGAGGCGGTGTAAACCGCGGCATGGGGCATCTCGTCACCGCTGACTTGTTCTTTTCGTTTGCCTTTTTCTTTGAAGATGACCTGCGTTTCGTGCATCAGTTTGTAGTGATCGACATAAACAACGCCGTGCACTTCACACCAGATGCGCGCATCCACTTCCCTGTCAGGCGCGTCTAGCTTGGAGAGGCGGGTAATGAGGTCGGTCATGGTAGAAGCCCTCCAATGATAAAGCCTATCAGGATGAAGTTGAGAATGATGCTGCCGTACATGACGCGGAAATTGGTCCGACGCTTGGCAAGTTCTCGGTCGCAAACCCATGCGTAGCGAAGAAGTTCTCCACGTGTCTTTTCCGCGTGGCGGCTCATTGTTTCACCCTGCGCCAAAGCACATTGCCGTTGGCGTCCTCGATTGAAATAACGTGGTCGTTGAGATTGCCGTGATCTTCCGGGCGGCACTTCTCGCTCGGCTGGATTGGATACCAGCCGTCAACGGTACGCATGATCCAGACAGTGGGGAGAAGTTTGTTCACGGCTTCCCTCCCAGCACGGCGCGGGCTTTGCGAATGTCACTGGCGGTGAACAGAACATTCCCATCTAGATCAACCATATAAGGGTGTTTATCTGGAACGTGTCCCAGGCGACCTTCTGGAACTGTCGACACCGGTATTTTAGCAAACGGCTCCAGCGCCTTTTCAGCAGCCGCGAGCTTGGCTTCGAGGGCTTCGGCGCGTTCCTTGTAGATCGCTTTGTCCGCCTCAATCTCACGGACAGTGTGCAGAATGCTGCCGCTATCTGGCTCGCAATCTAGATGGCCTGCAATGGCGGAAATCTCTGCATCCTTCGCCGCGTTGTCGGCTTCGGCCTTCTCTGCACGTTCCTTCCATCGCAGAAGGCCGCGATGCATAGTGTCTTTCAAGCTTTCTTCATTGGTGGCGCGCTGGCTTGCTTCTACATATCGTGCCCGTTCCGCCGCCAATAGCTCCTCAGCCTGCGAGCGGAGACACCACGGGCCATGCTCGTTACGAGATAACCCGCTCAGCGTTCCATTGTCGTGCGCGTACGTCACCAGTCCCGTATCTGTAGCGGCAGGCGCGTTGTCGTCAGTATCCGGTGCGATCTTGTCATCAACGGGATTTGATGCGAGCAGGTTGGCGTCAACAGGCGCGGGGCGGCTGTTCATGCGGTCAACAACTTCCTTGGCTTTATGGGTTTTCATCGTTGCAACCATGGCTCCATGATCGTCATAGACCCACGAATAGCTGTCTTCGCCATCGGGACCGTACTTAATCTCGTATCTCCAAGGCTTCAATTCACTCGCCATGACGGTCGCCTCCTGATGGGTGGGTGGTTCTGATACCGGCGTCGGCATGGAGAATGCTGGCAACTTCCTGCCAAATCGGATTGTGATGTTCGCCGCCGCGCATGATCGTACCGGCAGTGATGCCCTCAATCACATAGTCACGGAAACGGGCCAGCACGTCCCGCGCCTGCGCGCGACCGGCGTCGGCATGGTCCGGGATAATGGAGGACGTTTCGCTGTCAATAACGACGCGTTCTCCGCGCTGCTGGAGCATCATGGCAAGGTTTGCAATGTCTACCGGATCGCCTTTCCAGATGTGCTGAATGAGCAAATAGGATAGGTATTCTGCCGAACATTCATCCTTATTTCCCCAACCGCCACGGCCTTCCTCGCGTTTCTTCGCAAGCTTCTGCTTCATGGCTATTGCAAAACGGTCAACGGCAAGATCGTCGGCATGGTCCGGGGAGGCTTCAATATAGCCTTCACCACTGCAATCAGGGCATTCCGCAACAGCTTCGTCACCAACATCATTCTCGTGTGGGTGCCTGTACCTCTCCCAATCAGTGACAATCTCACCGTTGCCTTGGCATCGTTCGCATTGAGTGCGTTCGCTTTCGGCATGGTCCGGGGAGGATAGGGCGCGGCGTTCATTCGCAGAGCCGCGCAAACGGACGGCTACAACTGAACAAAAACGTCTGTCTCTGTCGCTGCCTCGTAAATCGCGGGCTTCCTTTTCGTATTCTTCCGCCTTGGCATCTATAACCTGCGCCGCTTCCTCCAACGCCAGCTCACGCGCTGCGGATGGCTCCGTTGCGGGAATTCCCGTTTCGGCAACTACTTCCATTTTGGAAGCGGTTGACGGTTCCGTGGCCGGATTTCCGACCTCGGTACTATCGACCTCATCCGAAACCGGAACAACGGTTTCGACAATCCTCAGGCCGTTTGCCCGCATATGGGTTATAACGCGCTCAATCTGGTCAACATCGCAATCAAGAGCAGACCAAACACTTTCGAGAGCATCGGCAACCCGGCGCTTCACGGTCTTATCCGTTATGGGATTTCCCATATCGGTTGCCGATTTCAGTTGTTCGGAATTTCCGAATACCTGAACTGGCGCTGCGGATGGCTCAAGCGCGGAGAGGAAGGAAAGCAGCTTGCGAGCTTGACGCAGGTCGCCAACCGTTACCATTGCATCCTGAATGTCAGGGAATGGCCCGTTATCGTCCGGGTGATCGTATTGTTCTGCGTACTCAGCCAGCCTTTCCAGCACAGTCAGGTCCAGCTTCTTCACAGCCCCTTGCACGGGGAGGAAGGGGAGAGCGGCGGTGAGGGCATGGCGAACCTTCTGCTCGTTTTTGAGCGCCATTGCCTTCGTGCGAGGAGTGTTGCCGAACGCCTTGATGTACGCCTTCACGGCTTCTTCAGGTAGGGTGGTCATGGCTGGACACTCCAGATTGCGGTCCAATAGCGGAAGGCGACGACGCCGCACCCGAGAAGGACGAAAGCCACGCAAGTTATGAGGATTCCGACAGCGAGTTTGACGGAGAAGCGATCCGGGTCGCGGTATTGGTGAGAGCAATAAGGCTCACCGTCGCGATTGCAGATGCAGTTCTGGCCAAGGTCGCATGTGTTCCGGCGGTCGGTCATAGCGGCACCTTTTCAATCGCTTCGTAAATGTCTGGATGGCTCAGGCCCTTGAGCCGATCTTGGTGCGCGCCGAAAATGAACTGCGCAGTTTTCTGCACATCATCGGATCGACCTTCGAACTTCGGCTTGTAGTCGGTATGGGCGGCGACCAATGAATCGCGGTCTTTCGCTTGATCCAAGGCGGTATGATAGTTCACGAGAACCATCTGATTATTGACGGACGCCGGGGATGAGTTAGGGGGCGGGGCTTCCCCGGCGTCCGATGCTCTCGCGGGGGAGGAAGGCCGCGAGGGTGCATTAGAAACTGTTTCACCACGTGCCCAGGCGCGAAGCTGACGGCCTGTTTCAATCGAAACCTGTTTCCCTGGCTGGAAAAATTGGGCGTATGGAGGATTGAGCTTTCCGTAGAACTTGCCGTTCTGCATGAGCGGAATGCCCTTCTGGTCTGGCGTGACCATGAAGGAAATCGTCAAGTCATAGAGCATGTTCTTTTCGCATATCGGCTGCCAGCCGACATTCTGAACCGTCATTTTCTTCCGGCCCTTGTCGTCTTCAACCTCAACTGGCTTGGTAAGCTCATTGGCGCGGAAACAGAAAATGACGTGAGCGCGAACCTGACGCAGATTTTTCATCAAGAACGTTTTGTGCTCCGACTTCGGAACGGCCCACGCTGGGAAATTGTATTTGTGCAATTCCCAATCTTGCAGGCTGTCATATGGCTTCTTAGCAAGGCGGGCCATTTCGGCGGTATGCATGTCATGCAATCCCCCTACCCCTTCCCACTCATCAGAAGCGGAGTCGACGACAACAACCTTCGCGCCGACTTTATCTATGGCCTCATTTATCGCAGCCCACAGCGAGCGCGGATTAAATGGCGGGCGCATATCGAGATATTTCACTCGGAATAGAAACTCCTTGCGAAGTTCCTCGCGGGATCGCGTATCGGTTGGCGTCGGAAAATAATGGCGAGCGCGACCGCCTTCGGTGTCGATGAACGCGACTTCACCATCTTCACCGGCAAGGCCATCAGCCAACAGAAGCGCGGAGACGGTCTTTCCTGAGCCGGATGCTCCGGCAATCCCTATGATCAGTGATGTGTCGTCGCGGACTCCGTCCGTATATTGCATGTTCATGGCAAACCTCAGCAGGGCAGCGCAATCGGCTTTGGCCGATACGGCACTTCTTCAAATGGATTCAGGGGGTCGATCGGCAGATTTTGTAGCCGTTCGTCATCAATCTCGCGGGCAAGCCAGCGGGTTTCGGTATACGGCGGCATTTCTGCTGTCTTCGTCTTGCTTGGGTAGCCCGGCCAATCGTTCGTGGTGACGTGATGATCCCACATGCGAATGGCGGCGCTGGCTTTCTTCTCGCCGATCTGGCGACCCGGAATGTCGAGCTTGGCGACCGTAATTTCGTGTGGCGCCTTCTGTTCCTGAACGATGAACAGGAAATCGAGCGCGATTTCATGCTTGTCGATCTGCGGGAACAAATGACGGAGTCCGCGACGGTAAAAGCCGTCCTGCAACTCGTATTCGTTATTGTAGATCGTCTTCTGCACGGCATCGGGCGCCGCTGACATTTCCGTGGTCTTGTAGTCGATCACGGTTATGCGCTTCGGTTCGATCACAAGACGATCGATACGGGCCCGGCACCAGTGGCCGCCGACAACATCCTGCCAGCAAGCGGTCACTTCATTGTAATATTCGCCGATCACTTCGCCGGTGACCAAGGCACGGATGCGCTCATCTTCGTGGATCGACAGTTCGCGCTTAGCGACATTCATCATGTCGATAAGAAGCGCGTAATCTTCCTTCAATAGCGGGATAGCGCCGGTTTTGTGCGCTGTAATGCGCGCCGCCTTTGCCGCGTTCGTTTGATATGTCGGCGCATCGATCATTTCGATTTTCGTCGGCTGGCTCAGCAGACGCACATGTGCAGCAGACCCGATCTCAGCGCGCTTTTCCGGCTTTTCTTCCATCTTCGGCGCTGTGTTCAGCCGTGGGTGAGCCGTCCATGCATGGCGCGCGGATTCATCAAGCAACTTCTGGCCGATTGAACGTGACAGGCTCGGCGTCGGGCATGGGTCGGCGTGATACTCGCCTTCTGTCATCGCATACAGACCGGGCTTCGTGACTGGCAGTTTGAGGATGTCAGTCATTTCGCACCGCCTTCTCGGGCAGAGATCATGGCGTCGGCAATACTGTATGCTTCTTCTGGAAGCTCTTTGAGATTTAAAATTCCCGTATCTCGGAATTGCCCTGCGAGAAGCCCATTCTGAGCCTTCGCTGCGAAGTAATCGCGAAGCGTCATGCCTTCGTGAAAGAAAGGGGCGTCACCGTTATTGCTTCCACCTTCAAACGTGACAGGGAATGCTGCGCCGCCTGTTTTAATGTCGCTCATGTGAAATACTCCGCCCAGACCAGAAACGTTGAACAGAAAGTGACGATTGCGACGAACGCGCAAAGATCGATGAGAATGTCATCCATGGCGCACCTCGCCCGGAAACTCGGAAGCCAGCGCGATTGCAACGTCTCGGACCAGAATGCCGGTCCAGATTGCGTTCGTGGTTTCTTCCTTCGCCTTCGCCAGCATTTCGGCTTCCAGCGTTGCGCGGCGGGTGTGGCCGGAGATTTGAAGGGTTTTGGCCATTACGCGCGCCCTCCCTTCATTTCGTCTATGTGAAGTCGACCGCCGACGTGCTTAATTTCACCGTCGAGGCTCTTTGCGATGAGAGCCATCAGTAACAGCTTAGCGTCCGGTCCGAAGCTTTCGTCGATGCACTTGATGAAATTTGCGATCAGAGACGACAGGGAGAAGATAACGTCCTTGATGTCGCTATCGCGATTGAGCTCACCAAGCATCCAGCGCAAGAACTGCTCGTGAATGTCGATAGTTCGAAGCTGGATGGGTGCTGAACTGTCATTCTCGTCGACTTCAATCGTCGCCATATGAGCGCGAAGTTCAGCGACAGACTTTTCGATGTCGTAGAAAACGTTCATCGCAGCACCTCACAGATACACTGACGGGCTGCGGCAGGCGCGAACGTGCGAGCGGTAAGAACGCTCGTCGTCGGCTTCCTCAGCGGCGATCAGGTGGAAGTTTGGGAGGTCTTTGACCCACTGCGGCGCGTCATCGTCGAACGGGCCTTCATATGAGCGGGCAACATCATCCGTGATGTCGACACCGCGCATGGTGCGAACATCGAAACGCAGAATGCGCTGTGTGTCGTAACCATCGGCGGACTTGATGATGTCTTTATCGGTTGCGCCGATGCTCACACAGGCATCAACCATTTCGATCTGCCCTGCCCCGTCATGGGTTTCGAGCAGGATGCGGGTGTATCCGTCTTTGATGTGAGATTTGAGCATGGGTAATGCCCTCCTTGTTGGAAAGCATATTCCCCAATATGTGTAATATTGTCAACCCCAATTTGGGGAACCTCGAGAAATCAAATCTACGCTACTGATGCCGTTAGGTTTTCGGAGGGGTCAATGATTGCATTCTTCGTCGCGTCCGCATTGCTGGTAACACCTGAGCAAGAGGCGAAAGCTATCTCGATAGCCGCGCGGCAGAACGATATTACTGCTGCGCACAAATGCGTAGCCAAGAAGTCGTTAAAGTTCGCCAGATATACGAACGAAACAGCCGAAGCCGCATCGAAATTTGCGGTTCAAGCGTGCGCGATTGAAATTGCTCATGTTTATCAAACAACCAAGGAAACCTTGAGTTTCATGAGAGGCTTGGAACACACATATGCGCTTGAAATTGTTCAATGGCGCGCAGAAGCTTCCGAGTATGGCGAGCCGGAGCAGTACAAGAAGATCGGCGAGAAACTAAGGGAAACGTATGGCGATTAACGCGGAGCCATCGAAGTGACCCGCGCAGCCCACAAAAGTTCGACATCTTCAATTGGGCTCTCGGTCTGGGACAACAGATGATAGAGGTCGGGGTGCGATCCGCGCATCAATTTTTTGACGAGTGTGCGCCCGTCAAGAAGCTGGACCACACACAGTTGACCGATCAAATCCGGCGTTGGAGGCGTGCGAAGCTCATCGTAATACACGAGCCAACGATTAAAGAATGGGCCGAGAGAGTCGCCTCGGGCTTCTACGGCTACAGTATGTTCAGTGCCATTCTCAGGCATCGGGACCTCCTCGAACGGTCCCTGGGCGTCAAAAAAATGTGCTTCCGATCCTGCTGCAACATATCCGACGAGTGGAGCCGTGAGCGTAGTAGAGAATACATCCTTCTCTAAAACGTTAAAAGCCTCTGCGGCTCGGCGAATATATTCTGCCGTAAGCTGACGTTCTCCACGCTCCAACTTGATGAACTGACTGCGCGACACACCCATGGCTTCGGCGGCCTGCTCGTGCGTCCAATCGCGTTCGGTTCTCAGTTTGCGAAGATTGTTACCCATAGCGGGAACCTTTACTTAATCGCGCCTTTGGTGTCCTTCCCCGATTTGTGGAAGATTAGCTTGACAAAGTTACCCACATTGGGGAACATGTCACACCATGAAGCTGCACCGTTATTTACAACTCACCGGGATCGATGATGAAGCTTTTGCTTCATCTATCGACATGTCTGTCTCTGGGCTGCGCAAGCTGAAAAGCGGCGAGCGCATTCCTCGTCCGCATACGATGCGGCGCATCTATGAAGCGACTGGCGGCGAAGTGACCGCCAACGATTTCTATGAAGATTTGATCCCAACACGCTCGACTTCTCAACAACAGGCTGTTTCCTGATGTCTGCATCATTGCCGCTTTTTGCTGGGACTGGATTCGCTAAGAACCGAAAGCGGATTCGCTGTGTTGACGCCGTTTGCAACATGGCTAGGCGCCTCTGGCCGTCGAAGACTGCGATCAATCTCTCCAGCCGTGCCGAAATCTCTCAGCGTGCAGCCGAACTATGGCTTGAAGGCCGTACCGAACCGGGTGCCGACGCTCTTATCAATCTTCTCCGCTCTGACGTTGGTTTCGATTTGCTGCAATCCATCATGGATGGCGCCGATACCCGTTGGTGGCGCGACTTCGAACGCGGCGTGCACATCGCTGAACTTGAACAGCGCATGAAATGGCAGGCCGAGCAGCTGGCATCCCTCAAAGCGGAGTTTTCGAAATGATCCGAAACGCTCTTACGGCGGGCCTAATCTGGGTTTGCCGCCAACTCATGAAATTCAACGAGTTCCTTTTGCTCGCGGCCAAGCGTCGGGTGCAACAGGACATTTTCAACCGCGATGGAGCAAACAAGAAATGAGCGACAGTATTACCAGTGAAGCCCAGACGATTGCCGTTGGCCAGCTTCGTGCATTCATCGAACGTATCGAACGTCTCGAAGAAGAAAAGAAGACCATCGGCGATGACATCAAGGAAGTCTACGCCGAATTGAAGGGCTCGGGTTTCGACAGCAAGATCGTCCGCACAATCATCCGCCTCCGTAAGAAGGAAGATCACGAGCGTCACGAAGAAGAAGCGATGCTTCAACTTTACTGTGAAGCGTTGGGGATGGGCTGATGAATGGCGGGTTCCGTCATAAGCGCACGGGGGCGATGTTCGCCCTCGGTCGCCTCAAAGCCGGTCAGATGAATAAGACCGAAACTGCCTATGCTGCTGTTTTGGAGCAGGAAAAGCAGGCCGGTGAAATCCTCTGGTACCGCTTCGAAGGCGTCAAGCTTCGTCTCGCCGACAATACGTTCTATTCGCCGGACTTCTTTGTCATGCGCGCGTCTGGCCTGCTCGAAGCTCACGAAGTCAAGGGGCACTGGCAGGATGATGCCCGCGCCAAAATCAAGATCGCGGCTGATCAATACCCGTTCCGTTTCATCGCCGTGAAAGTCCGCGCCAAGAAAGATGGCGGCGGCTGGTCTGTCGAGGAATTTTGACAGCCATCGACTTTGCCGAACGCCGTTCGCGGCGCTCCGCCAATTCGATCTAAATGTGAGGCTCCCAAGATGACATTTTGGTACGAAGGACATTTGGACCAGATTGCGCAGATGCTGCGTGACGGTCTTTCCGCTCGCCAGATAGCCGCAAAGTTCGACGGTGTCAGCCGTAATGCTGTCATCGGCCTTGTCGGTCGTCGCGCTGATCTGGCTGAAATCGGCTTTTCCCGTTCGCCACGTGGCGGAGAAGATCGCGCGCACAAAGTCGCCCGCCTTCGTCGTGAGAAGGCGCCACGGCCCGAGAAGCCCAAGAAAGAGGCTGTCGCGGTCGAGGAAGCCGCCGAAGTTGTCCGGCCAGACATTGCCGCGTCGCTCTATGACGCCAATTCCCTGCGCGTTGAACTGCACAACATTCCCGTCGGTGGCTGCCACTGGCCAGTGAATGACGTGCCGAAAGGCGGCGTATTCCTGTTCTGCGGCTGCGAAGCGTTGCCAGAGAAGCCGTATTGCGAGGTTCACTATAGCCGCTCAATCGGCAAGGGCACGGAATCCGAACGCGCTGCCATCACCGCTGCGAAGTCGATTACGAGGGCGGCGGCATGATGTCCAACCATACCACACAAGTTCCAAACGTCCCTTATGGGAAGGTCGACTACGATTTGGCGACTGAAATGGTCGTTTTCGATGCACTCCCGTCACGGCTGCGTAGGCGTATTGCGTCAGCTGCGGTGCAGATTTGCGTCGTGAATGTCGCTGATGCACTGCACTATGGCATGAGCATCCTTGAAATTCTGCGCGAAATTGATGCGCTCGAAGCACGCTTTCTCGAAAGCGCCTATGCAGAACGCGGGGTGTTCCATGGGTAAGCGCTCCAACTTCGCACGCCGCAAGCATGATGCATATGACACGCCTGAAAGCGCGGTGTTTGCTCTCTTGCCACATCTACACGGCGTTTCCACCTTCGCCGAGCCTTGCGCCGGTCAGGGTTATCTCGTCGGTCATCTACAGCGCCGTGGCCTCGTCTGCACGTATGAAGGCGATATCCAGAATGGCTATGACGCGCTGGAATATCCTTTCGATCGTGACGCGGTGTTTGACGCCATCATTACAAACCCGCCTTGGTCGCGCGATATCCTGCATCCGATGATTACGCTGTTCATGCGTATGGCGCCGACGTGGCTGCTGTTCGATGCAGATTGGGCTTACACGAAACAGGCCGCGCCATTCCTCCCGAACTGCTCGCACATCGTTTCTGTCGGTCGCGTTAAGTGGATCGAGGATTCCAAACATACCGGCAAGGACAATTCGGCCTGGTATCGCTTCCACAATCAACACGTCGACGGCCCGCGCTTCATCGGTCCTGCCGTGAAGGAGGTCGCATGAGCCAGTCCGCTTTCGAGGAACTATTCGACGCTGCTGTTATGCGAATTCTGGAATCCGGCTATGACTGGCGGGATCGGGAGGCAAAGCGATGATCATTGCCAACCGTGTCACCTTCCACGCTGTCGAGCGCTATTGCAGCCGTATTTTGGGCGTGAAGTGCTATCCGCCGAAAGGATCGCGGCCATATGAGCGCGCAGAGATATTCTGCGAAGCTGCTGGCCTCACGATCGAACAGATACGCGCCATCATCATGACGCCAAACGTCGAACGTGCGTGCCGTCTGGGCTTCAAGCGCATGGTTTTTGAGGGCTTCACAGCGATTATCGACGATGGGATCGTCGTGACCGTTGTCGAGCGCAGGAAACCGGCGGCTTGCCGCAAACAGCGTTGGGAAATGGAGCTCGATCAATGACCGTTCTCCAGCTATTTCGCCGTGGCCGCGACACCCTCCAGATCGCAAAGCATATGCGCAAATCCGAGGCTGAAGTGCTGAGGATGCTTCATATCCTTCGCAGCCACGAGAAGCGCAGGAAGGCTCGTTTCGGGTCACTGGACGGCAACCGATGACAAAGATGCCATGGGTGCGTTTCTTCCCTTCAGACTGGCTCGGCGGCACGCGTGGAATGAGCGCTGTTGAGACTGGCATATACATCACGCTTATTGCCACCATGTACGAGCGTGGCGAGCCGATCGTGGAAGATCACGCCCGTCTTGCGCGTCTCTGCGGTGCGTCAAATTCTGCTTTTCGAAAGGCCCTCGACACGCTCATTGATGAGGGAAAAATCACCCGTATTGAGGCCGGTCTATGGAACGATAGAGTTGAAAAAGAGCAAGTCTACCTCTCGGAAAAGTCAGAGGTAGGATCGCGAGCAGCAAACGCGCGTTGGGGTAAAAAACATAACAAAAACAATGATGCCGATGATGCGGATGCATTGCAAACGCAATGCCAAGGCAATGCTAACCAGAAGCCAGATACCAGATATATATCTACTGACGTAGATATAAAAGAAACGCGCACGCGCGATTTCACTTCCGAATTCGAAAGCCATTTCTGGCCGATCTATCCGAATAAGGTCGGCAAGCCCGTAGCCCGTACAGCGTTCATCAGAGCCAGAGCAAAAGCCGATCTCGAAACCATCATGGCAGGACTACGGGCTTACGTATCCAAGACCGATGACCGCGCGTGGTGCAATCCGTCGACATGGTTGAACCAGGAACGTTGGGCGGATGCACCGGCGCAAGTTCCTCGCGGCCACGCGCCGCCCGGCGGGCAACAGCCCGCAATGATGGCAGACCTTACCGGAGCGCTGCTGCGCCAAATGACCGACAGGCAGAACGATGAACCAGATAGCGAAAACCGATCCACGATTGAAACCAGCTACTCCGGGGGAAATCACGGAACATCTGCACCAGCTTTTCGCCTCACTGCCCCAGAAGGGCGGCGATGATCCCGTCGCGGTCCTAAAAGGCTACACGATCGCCATCAACGGATATCCTGAATGGGCAGTTGGCAAAGTTGTTCATGCGTTTATCCGAGGCACGGTTCCCGGCCAGAGCAAACAGTTTTGTCCTAGGGCTCCCGAACTGTCGGCAGCAATCCGCAAGGAGCTAGAGCCGATCTATTCAGAACTGAGCAACGACCGCGAAAAGGCGAAGTCGCGAGAAGAAGTCGTCAATTTCCGCAAGATGTCGGCTCCAACGGTCAAAATTACTCCCAAGGGAGAAATAATCGACACGAATGTCGATCACGGCACATGGCTGGATCGCTCCAGGCGCCGCGCATATCCAGACGGCGCGATCTGGGTAGCGAAAACCGCCACGGTGCATGCTCCGGCCAAGGCAATAACCAGCAATCCGCCCATGGAAGATGAAAAAATCCCGTGGTGACGACAGGCATAAATTCGATGGCAATTGACATAATTAGACAGGTTTAGACATGGCGACGCGGCAAAAGAACCAGAAATATTTGAGTGTTGGCGATATTACCGAGCGTTACGGCGTATCCCGCGCCACGGTCTACAACTGGCAGAAAAGGGAAGCGGATTTCCCGGCAGCCGTAAAAATCTCGGGCCGTCCGTACTTCAGCGAATATGAGCTCGACAAATGGGATGCAAAGCGCGGTGGTGTCGATCCTGACATCGACAGCCGGATTCACGGCCTGAAACCCTGCTCTGGCGTCATCACCGACTATCAGCAGTTCATTGATGCCATGGTGCGCCGTCGTGACGATCTGCGCATGTCGAGCATGGAGCTTGATGCGCAATCGGGCATGCAGGAAGGCTATACGAGCAAGCTGGAAAACTACGGGAGACCACAAGGACGTGGGATGGGCCCGGAGACGTTCCCGCTATGGCTTGGCGGCCTTCGTGTGGGGATAGTCCTCGTCGATCTGCCGCGTCGGCCTCGCAAGAAGCAAGTTGAGCAATAAGGATCACGGTTATGAATGACTTTATGCACCAGACTTTACAGAGCGGAATGAATTGGCCGACATCGTTTGCCATCGTCGGGCTGGCGTTCGCATTTGTCGCTTTTGTTTGGATTCTGGCCAAGTATTAGCGATCGACACCAGGCCAGTATTGATCTTATGCATATGTGACGGATATCCCGTAAGGTGTGATATGACGGACGTTATTGAGAAGCGCCTGACCAAACTGAACATCGAGTGGGTTCCTGTCATCTTCGCAAACGGTGAGGATGATGACGGCCCCGGCGTTGCTGCATATGTATCGGGCAGAAAGGTCCAGTTTGGCGATGAGATTTACCCGCCCGAAAAAGACCTACTCATTACAGGTCGACAAATGGTTTTTGACCGCAAACTAGAAATCTTGAACAGCCCAAACAGTGGGCTGGGATACTGCATAATCGGTGACCATTGGCCAGACGAGGGTAAAATTGTTGTTGTCTCGGCAGGTTTGGGTGTCCTCACGATAGAGAAATGCTGTCTCAATCTTAGAGGTAACTTCTACAAATAGCCCTGCCGTGATATGAATCGGCTCTGCGGGTGCTAGTTGCAGGCGACCGAATGTCCAACCGGTAGCCGGGAGGTGCAAATCCTCCCACAGCGCCAGTTTTGCTGTCGCTCTTGGCTGGCACATTCCTACCCCAAGAGACGTTGGCAAATCCAAGGCCCGATGTTTGCACCATCGGGCTTACCAATTCCGAGTTACTGGACCTGCATCTGGTCTCGGTGTGTAGTTATGCAGGTGACGCGGGAAAGGACCGTAGCGTAATCGGCTAGCCGCAAAAGATTGCGCGTCGTTCACGATGGCGACGAAAAACAACCATCGTCTGAATAAGCCCTGCAAAGGGCATAGGGTGGCCCGCCCTTGGCAAGAATAACGGGCACTTATTCGAGGCAATGCCTCAACGGAATGCGAGGGCGTTTCGCACATCGAGCGTATCAAGCGCCGATCCTCGCAAGTAGCTGACGGCCAGCGAAGATAGCCGTGGTTGGAGAACGGGTCTGGGGAAGTCCTCGTAGCCAGACGGCTCGAAAGAGCGCCGACTAGGGCAAAAATCAGAACGGCGGCGCTGAAAGCAGAAGCGCGGAGCAAACGGGTTTAAGGCCGTGATCGGAACCCGACCAAAGGTTCCTAGCCGGAGTAGCGTCCGGCCCGTTCTGACCTATCCGTATGGTGGTAGGCCACTGTGTCAGCCTCGGTTCGCCGGGGCTTTTTCACGGCTTATCACGTTGAGGATAAAGCCGGATGCCGTGGTCACGGATTGCAGCCTCATGCGTGGGGGATATCTCATCACCGGCCAAATGCGCCAAAGCTACCCTCATTCTGGTTTCAGCACATAGTTTGTCCTGCCACTGTTTGCCGTGGTTTAAAAACAACGCGACTACATCCCTGTCATCCGCATTAAACCGGATCGCGACATCAACATCGCTGTCATCACGCGCATTTCCCTTCGCTCTACTGCCGAACAGCCAAACCTCCTTCACCAAAGGCTCGTGTCTCGCCCATGTGCGAATTGCCCGGCGTGCGTTTAGTGATAAGTTCATGGCGTCACATGCCCAATCATCTTGATTTCGACCGGCACTGTAGGGACCACGCTCAACGACAGCCAGTCGAATTGAGCGCCAAGCGCCACGGCAGCACATGCCAGACGATAGCGCTGCATGACGCCTGCATCAATCGGCGCTTTGTTGCCCCGGTAATATCCGCGCTCAATATCCGTAATCGTCGACACAGACATGCCCACACGTTCCGCCAGATCAGGCCGGGACAGCTTCATGATGTTCTCACGCCACCATTGGCAACGCTCATTCTCCGGCGCATCTCGTGCAGGGTAAGACGTACTCATTCCAGCCTCATATCAGGTGGTGACCAAATCAGTGCGGATCATGTGAATTTCGCAGCACATCCGCTTTACTGAATGCGAGAATAACACGTTTCAGGTGGTGCTCAACGCACAAGCGAGTCATCGCAGCATAATCGACCCCAAACATGCGAAATTCGCAGCGTTTTGAGGTGTGACCAAATAGACACAAAAATCCGTCCACAGTCGGACCATTGTTTTCATTGCGCTTTTCACCTGTGCTTTGCGTGCTTTTTCGCAACATTCTACCGCTTCGCGCGGACACACCCTTCGTTCAATGCAAGATCACTCGATTAACCGTTTGAGCCGCGAACTCCATGGCATTCCCAGCACGCAGAGCAGCCCATTACAGCGCAAAAGCGCAAAAAGCCGCCGCACAGCTTCGAAAAGAAAAAAAAGAGCCCAAGGTTACGCCGAAACAAAAGGCCGTGATCGAAGCCATGGTGTTCGAGGGCATGACACGGGCTCAAGCCACCAAAACCGTGGGAATGTCGGACGAAGCGATGCGACAGGCGCTCTTAAAGCCCCAAGTCCTCGCTTACCTCAATGAGTGTCAGGAGGTGTTACGGACTAGCCTCCGGCCCCGCGCGCTACACACGATGGGTGAACTGCTCGACAGCAAGAACGACAGCACGAAGTTCAAAGCGGCTGAGTATCTGGACGGGCAGAACCGAGGCACTCACACAGTTGGTGCGTCTGTGAACGTGCAGATCAACAACACGACGAACGTCGAGACGCCTGGATACGTTATCGACCTGTCTGAGTTCAGCCGTTCGCCAGAGCCAAAACATGCGCAACAGATAGAACATCTGGAGCATGAGCATGTTAACCGGTTGATATCTCAGGAGAACGTTCCTGATGAGGACTGAGGAACGCGCACCCCGTACCCCCTTCGTTCTCGATTTCGGGCCCTTGAGGGGTGGCCCCCAAAAATCGCGGGCTGAATCTCCAGTCCACCCTCACACAGTCGATTTCTTACTTCTGACCATCACTTCGATTTTTTTACCACCATGGAGAACAGTCATGTCTGAGCATGTTGACAGCGCAAGCGACGAACGAGTGACGAACAATACGATGCGGCATCAGTACCGTGTGCTTGGCGATGCTGAGAAAGCGGCCATGCAGGCGATCAAGGATGCTGGCGCTAATTTTCTGGACACGATGACAAGCCATTGCGGGCGCGGACCTGACGGAAGGTATCCGAGCCGTGAGTTGTCGATTGCACAGACCAAGATCGAAGAGGCCGTCATGTGGGCGGTGAAGCACGTCACGGCTTGAAGGTCAGGGCGGTGAAAGCCGCCCTATCCCCTTTGGAACGACCGGTCAGATTTTTTTTAACCTGTTGGAGAATTCGCGATGACAGTCTTGCAAATCTACTTGTATGGTGCCGCCGCTTACTTCGCCTTTGCAGCATGGCGAGTTGTCCAGACCGACCGCGAGAAGCCATCACCTTTCTCGACGATATTTGTTGGTGCTGTGCTTGCTGGTGTGACGGTTTGCTGGCCCATCGTCCTTCCCTTCACGATTGCCCGCTGTGTCCGCGATTGGAACTCGAAATGAGCAGCGTGTTTTCCATCACCGGCGGCGAGCTCCATGACCCGCGCGAGCCAAATGAGGCACTCATCAAGTCTCTGGAGAACGTTTTGGAAATGGCGCGGAGTGGCGAACTGTCCGGCGTGGCAATCGTCTGCGCATATTTCGACAAGTCGGTCCAGCGTATTCGGTGCGGTGAATATCCAGTGACAACGTTGGTTGGCGCGATGCAGCAATTATCCTTCGATATTTTGATGGATGCTGCCAATGACTGACGTCGAGGAAAAAGCCCCTCTCCCCAAGATTGACCGCGACGAGTATGGCCGCAAGATATACCGGCCCGGCGGTCGGGTGCTGGCGGAATATATCGCCGATCGGTCGCACGTTTCGATTATTCGCGGTTCCATCGGATCGGGCACGTCGTCGGCGTCGATCATGAAGATGCTCGCGATTTCGATGGAGCAACACAAGAACCCCGATACGGGTTTTCGTCATACACGGTGGTGCGTAGTCCGCAACACATTCCCCGATTTGAAGAATACGACGGTTAAGACCTGGCTCGATTGGCTGCCGGAAGAACAATACGGGCGTTTTTATTGGGATCGGCCATTCCGCCACATGATCCGCGTCGGCGACATGGACATGGAAGTCTATTTCATCGCGCTCGACAGCCCGGATGATGTTCGCAAGATGCGCTCATTCGAAGTGACAGGCTTCTGGTTCAACGAGTTGGAGTTCATCGAAAAGGATATCGTCGACGAAGCGGAATCCAGAACGGGTCGATATCCGGCGGTGAAGGACGGCGGCGCCAAGTGGGACGGCGTGATCGCTGATATGAACGCTCCGCGTGAAGACCACTGGATACCGCTTATGATGGGCGAAGTCCCATTGCCGGACAACTGGACGGAAGAAGAACGGCTTTCCTACCGAAAGCCTGACAATTGGGGCTATTTCGTTCAGCCTCCTGCGATGATCGAGGAGCGCGACGGGTCGGGCACGCTCATCGGCTACAAGATGAACCCGCTTGCCGAGAATATCCGCTGGCTGAAGCCGGGGTATTACGAGGAAAAGATCAAGGGCAAATCGAAACAGTGGATCGACAGCCGCGTGTTGAACAAGATCACTGTTTTCGTTGATGGTAAGCCGGTCTGGCAGCAGTTCAACGAGGAAACCCACGTTTCCAAGACGCCGCTTGATCCTATTCCAGGCTGGCCGGTCTATGTCGGGCTCGATTTCGGTCGAAACCCTGCGATGGTTGCCGGGCAGATTGTGAATGGCCGGTGGCGCATTTTCGCGGAATTGACGGCGCGCGATCAGGGCGCATCGCTATTTGCTCCGCAAGTTTCCCGGCTGTTGACGCAACGCCTTGGCGATTGGACGGCAACACGCGCTGGACGCCATTCGAGTTCAGGGGATGGTTTTCAAGTCGAGTTTTACGGCGATCCGAAGGGAGCAGACGGAACCCAGGCCGATGAGCACACAGCTTACGACATTTTCCGCTCGCAAGGGATGCCGGTTGAACCGGCGCCGGTGAAGAACAACCACATTCAGACCCGTATTGAAGCCGTCGAACATGCGATGATTACGATGGTGAACGGTTCGCCGCGATTTGTCGTGTGCGGTACGAACTGCCGAACGCTGAAAGTGGCATGTGCTGGCGGCTACCATTTTGCGCGCCTGAAAGGCACGGCGAACCACAAGGATACCCCCGAGAAAGACCGCTATTCCGACATCGCCGATGCGCTGCAATACATGATGCTTGGTGCTGGCGAGGGCCGGGCGGCTGTCGGTCGCGAACATCGCGGCTCGGGTCAACCCGTTTCAACGAATATGCGACCAAAAACGAGGCGGCGCGGTGGTTTCTGAGGATGGATTTACGATTGCAGAGTGCGAGCCGACCGAATGGTTCGTGGTATTCCATCGCGATTCCTTGCGCCGGTGGGTGAATTGGCTGGCATGGGGTCGATACAAACACGTTTCGGCGTTTGGGCGCGTGCCGTGGTCCGGTGACTGGGTCTTCTTCGACTATCTGACCGGCAGAACGCGCGTTTTGATGGTGCCTGACGAAAAATCAGACCGATTCCTGGCTCATTACTCGAAAATGGGCAAGATTGTGCGGATGCCCGCGGCAAATCCCGATGACGAAACCATGAAATTCAAGCCCGGTCTGTGGTGCGTCACTGCCGTCGCTCATTTGCTCGGATTGCGCACCTGTGCTTTGCGCCCTGACGCACTTCTTCGCCATTGTCTCGCCAACGGTGGAACAATCGTAGTGGATGATGACGATGAAACCCAAGGAAGACCCAGCGCTGAAAGCTCAGGAAGAACAATCGCGACTTGAGCAAATTCAGGCAATTCAGGACGATGTGACCCGCCGAACCAATGACGCTATGCGTCGTTATGGCACTCGCTCGTCAACCGCGCCTATCATGCGTTGATCGACATGGCGAAAACCTCAAAGCCTGCCGCTCCAGACGAAACGCTGAAGAACCTCGAACGTGAGGCAAATTCACGTTTACAGGATGCGCGCGGGCAAAAGGATTTAGTCGTTAAGGACTTGCAGGAGTCCTATTTCTTCACCCGCCCTCGCCTTTCTCGCGACGTTTCTTCCCGATCGGCGCCGTCCAAGCGCATCGAAGACGTTGACGATCTGGCTACAGGGATCGGCCCCGAGGTAAGTGAAGATTTCGCGACTGAACTGATTTCGGCATTCTTCCCTCAAAATGTTCGATGGGCGGAAAGCACAGCTGATGCGGCGGTCCTTGCGGGGATCGAAGAAAATTCAGCCGAAATGAACGATCTCAAGAAATTGCTGCCTGTTTACGACGCCACGGTCTTTGCAGCGATCAACGCTTCGAATTTCAATGCCGAACTGGCTACATCGCTCGACCCCGACGCCTCGCTTGGAACTGTGGCCTGGTGGATTGATGCGCCCGGCGGTGGCAGGCCATACCGCGCCGAACACGTTCCGACGCGCGAACTCGAATTCAATGTCGGACCTGACGGAGAAATCGACGATCGTTTTCGCGTTCGCCATGTCACTGCCAGCAAAATTCGGTCGGTATTACCAGACCAGGAATTACCTGCTGACGTCGAGCGGAAAATTCAGAGCAATTCAAAAGCCAAGATCGAAATTGCCTGGGGCTTCTGGCGAGACTGGAGCAAGCCGCACGATGATGATTGGATTCACGTCCTTCTCGTCGATCGAAAGATTGTTCATCACACCACGCTCTCCGGCCTCGGCTGCCTGCCGCTCATCATTGCTCGCCTTTCCCCAGACAAGCTACACGCATGGGGTAATGGTCCCGCTATCAAGTCCTTGCAGGAATTTCGCATTCTCGATGTGATCACCGCGGCAACGCAGGATCATGTTGACCTCGCTCTATCGCCGCCCTTCGCATATCCCGACGACGGCATATTGAATTTCGAGGGCGGTCTTGAGTCCGGCAAGGGCTACCCGAAGCGACCGGGGCAGCGCGGCGAAATCGAGAAGCTCTATTTCGGCGGCGATGCCGATCTTGGCTTCTATACGGTTGCCGATCTGGAAAAGAAGGTCCGCCGCAAGTTCTTCGCTGACTATCCTGAACAGCGCGGCGACACTCCGCCATCTGCAACGCAGTGGATGGATGAGATGGTCCGCTCGCAGCGCCGTATCGGCACGCCGGGACTGAAGTTCTGGCGAGAGGGACCGTATGAGGTATTCCGCCGCTTCGAGTATCTGCTCGACAAGGATGGGAAGCTCGACCCGATTGAGGTCAACGGCAGCAAGATCACGGTGACGCCGAACAATCCGGCAACGCAGGCACAGGACGCCCAGAAGCTCCAGACAGCGGGCAATCTCCTGAATGCGATCAAGGGCTATTTCCCTGTCACATCGCAGGCCGCAATCGATGAAATGTCTACTATCGAGAACATGAAGCGCCTTAGCAAAGATGAGGTGATTACCTTGCGCGACAAGGAAACCGCCACGCAGCTTGTTCAACAAATCCTGACGCAAGCCGCAGGCGGGCCGGAAGGTGGCGACAATGGCGCAAGCTAAGCTTCACGACGAGGAGGTCCAAAACTCTATCCGGTGGATTTTCCGGCAGAAAGAAGCGCGCCCGTTCCTCGAATATCTTCAGTCAGAATTGGAAGCCATCGGCGTTCCCGAGACCTGTGCTTTGCACGTCCAGCATGGTCGCCGCACATTCGCGGCAGATTTGATCGCAGCTGGAATGAAGGGATTGGGTAGCGATGGACCCGAAACTGACAATGAACGATACCGCCGAAGCAAACCTCAACCAGAACAGCGCAAAAGCAGGCGTCACGGCCCCGCTGGCCGGTAGCATTGCGTTCGGCGCCACGATGTATGGTCCGAAACCAGTATTCGCGCCGGAAGATGGCGGAGGGTCGGGCGGCGGCGATGGCGGACAAAGCGGTGACGATGGCGCAAACGCCAATGCTGGTGCTGGCGACGGTGGCGATCAGGCAGCCAAGGTCGAAGGCGATCAACAGCTACAGCGCCCCGATTACCTCCCCGAAGAACTCTGGGATGAGAAGGCTGGCTTCAAGGCAGACGCTTACAACGATCTCGTTGCATTCAAGGCCAGCCGTGAAGCCGAACTCGCTCAAGTTCCGGACAGTGCCGACAAATATGAAATTCGGTTGCCAGCCACCTTCAAGCTCCCTGAGGACGTGAAGGTCCCAGACGGCGAAATGGTGATCAACCCCGATGATCCGCGCATCCAGCTTTTGCGCGAGGTCGCACATTCGCAGAACTGGTCGCAGGCACAATTCGAAGATGTTCTCGCCATGGGCGTGAACATGGATATCGGCGAGAACAAGCGACTCCAAGAGGCCGCCTCGGCTGAACGCGAGAAACTTGGCTCTCGTGGTGCCGAGCGTGTGAACGCGATCACGACATTCCTTGATGCCAAGCTTGGCAAGGAACACGGCGCCGCGCTGCGCGGCATGATGTTCACGGCCAAGCAGGTTGAAGCTTTCGAGGCGCTACAGCGCCTTGTCCGAGGAGACGTTCGGGGCAATCCGAACGGGGGCCGCGATGCCACACCCGCCGAACTTTCTGATGAGGAATATCAGAAACTATCGCCAACCGAACGGATCAACTACGCGCGCGGAATTATGCCCCGTTCGCTCTGACCGACTGCTGAGGAAAAACACCAATGCCAGCCATTACCCTTCCCGAATATGCCAAGGGTCTCGAAAAAAAGAGCATCGAACGTCCTCTGATCGAGACTTTCGCGGAGCATTCCGACATCGTTGCGGCCCTTCCGTTCTCCGGTTTCTCCGGCGGCTCGTATGAAGGTTATCGCGAAACCGATATCGGTAATGCGCAGTTCCGCGCCATCAACGAAGGCGCGAGCGAATCCCAGGGCAAGATTGCGCCGTTTCAGGAAACCAGCTTTCCTATCGACACTATTCTGAAGGTCGACAAGGCAATCATCCGCCGCCACGGCCCAGAACGCCGCGCCCGTGAAGAAGCGATGCAGATGAAGCGCCAATCGACGCTTTTCACTGACACCTTCATCAATGGCGACAACAAGTCGAACCCGAAGGAATTCAACGGCGTGAAGGCTCGTGCAACGGTTGCCAATGGCCGTCGTATTCATAATTCGACGGCTTCCGGCGGTGCTGCTCTGTCACTCGCTGCGCTTGATGAAGCAATCGACAACACCACGAACCCGACGCACCTCATCATGAGCCGCGCCTTGAAGCGCCGCTTCATCGGGGCGATGCGTGACACCACCATCGGCGGTTATATCTCGCAGACCCGCGACAGCATGGGGCGTCCGGTCACCAGCTATAATGATCTGCCGATCCTGACCGGCTACCCCAAGGATCGTCATAGCGCAATTCTGCCATTCAACGAAGTTGGCTTCGGTGGCGGCGCTGCGCAGACGACTTCGATCTTTGTTGTTTCGTTCACTGAAGAAGGTCTTCACGGCATTCAGTTGACGAACATCCAAGCCGAAGACCTCGGCCTGCTCCAGCCCGACAACGTGTTCTACGGCACGAATGTCTCCTGGGATGTCGGCCTGGTCGATGACAGTGACTTCTGCTTGACGGCACTGGATTCGATTACTGACGCGGCCATCGTCAAGTAAGGCGAGCCGACTTTTGTGAAACATGGCCGGGTTTTATCCCGGCCAACTCTGACAGGAGATTGGCTATGGGCCAGCGGATTTATAACCAGGACAAAGAGCTTATTTTCAAGGATGCCGGTGCAGTTACCGCCGATGGCGCGGCAACTGTTGACGGCTCCGCGAAGATCATCAAGGTTGGCGCCGGGCGCTTCGAAGCCGTAATGCTGATTGACGTTTCGGCGATCACTGTGGGCGCTGATAACGTATACAATATCATCATCCAGGGCAGCAACACGGCTGACTTCTCAGGTGCGAAAGAGAACCTTGCAGTTCTCAACCTCGGAAACACGGCGGTTCGGCCAGGCGGCGCAATCACCTCGCTCATCGGTCGGTACGAAGTCCCGTTCCACACCGACATCAACGACGTGATTTATGATTACGTCCGCGTTTATGTCGACGTTGCCGGTACCACCCCATCGGTCAATTTCAAGGCGTGGGCTTCCACCAAATATTAATCGAAGGGGCGCGAAAGCGCCCTTTCTCCAAGGAGATATGGAAATGCCGGACAACAAAACGATCTATTTCAAGCGCGATGGCAAAGGCTACGAGATGGCGGCTATCGACGCAAACCGGGCACTGCGTCAGCACTCCGACGAATGGAGCGCCGAGCCATGGCCCAAGGCCAAGCAGCCAAAGGCTGACGCAAAGCCGGATTCGTCTGATGCGGGCACCAACGACAAAGCCGATCAGGACAAGACTGATTTGCTCGGAGCCGGTAGCGAAGACAAGGCCAAGACCGAACAAAACAAAGGCTGACGCGGCGCGTATCTCCATCGCGGCACGTGCTGCTCAGAAGGCCGGGGGTTTAACGCCTCCGGCCTTTTCACTTATCCGCCCTGTGCTTTGCTGGTCTGCCGCGCCTCAGCCAAATTCTGCGCATGGACAAGCTCACGGTTCTCAATAACGCGCTCATCAATACCGGAAACAACCGCGTAAACACGCTTTACGAGGATTCCGACGAATACATGGTCGCGGACACTGCGTTCGACGCAGCGATCAAGCTCCTATCGTCGATGCATACTTGGCCGTTTGCGACGACAATCGAAAAACTTGTCCGAGCGCCAGACAATGAGAACAAGTCTCGGCATTTCCCTGAAAACTGTTTCCGTATCCCAGCCCCGCCGCAAGTCCTTCATGTGAAGGAAATCTACTACGGCAATGTGTTGCTGGTCGATTACGAGATTATGGGCTTCATCCTGAGTTGCCGATATGAGGATGAAATCTATGCGAAGATCGTCCGTGAGGCTCCGGGTGCAATCTGGCACCCAATGGCGGAGCAGATTTTGACGCTGCGCGTCGAGGCGGGAATTCTGCGCGGTTTGAATGAAGATTTCAAAGAAGCCGACAACCGCGAGGCTCGCGCCGATGACTGGCTCATGATGGCCCGTCCGCACCTCGATCAGCAAAACCCAGCCCGGAATATGTATCGCTCCAAGGTCGCTGAAGCACGGCGCACGAGGCGGGTATGAGTATCGCAAAACAAGTCATCCGCCAACGCGACTGGTCTGCCGGGGAAATAGACCCCGACGGCGAGCGCCGCGACGATACGGAAGTTTTCAAGTATGGCGAGCGCAAGTCGCTGAATATGCAATCGCTTCGCACCGGCGCGATCGAGAATCGCTATGGCCGCCGATATCTTTACCAGGATGAAGGTGTTCGCGATGATTTTCGGTTGCTTCCAGGTATCCGTCATTCAGTAACATTTGCCCATCAGCGCGCTACTGTTCGAGATCAAGCGGGCACAGTAATTGCAAACTTGGTCGCTCCTTGGACGAACGCCAATCTGGATAGCCTGATCTGGGAATCCAATGACAACATGATTTTTGTGGCCGCCGCCAATATGCGACCACAAGTAATCGAGATCGATAAGAACACGCTTCAATGGTCCATCCGCAGTTACGATTTCCGTGTCGGTATCGATGCACTGGTTCACGCCCCATTCTATAGGTTTTCTGATTATGGCGTTACAATGCGACCGAGCGCGACATGGGGCAATATCAGCGTATTCTTCTCAGCGCCGGTTCTAAACCCTGCTCACGTTGGCTGTGTATTCAGATACGCTGGAAAACAGGTTCGAATTACCGGTGTTGTCTCCCCTACTGAGGGGACGGCGGTTTGTTTGGAAACGTTGAACCGCACGATAGCGATACCGCTGCTTGAACTTAGTGAAAGTTCGTTCCTGATTGGGCAAATCGTCAAAACCACAGTTTCTGGCATTGAGGGTGAAGTAATTGCGGTCAACGTCGCATCGAAAAACGTCTACGTTGTTATTCTCAATCGTTGGCGGAAGATCGACCCAGAAGACCGACTGGTTGGCCCAAGTGCCGACGCTGAGATTGCTGACACGGGTACGATTGAAATTGCTCCGGGCGCGACAACGCAGTGGGATGAGCAGGCTATTTCCAACTATCGTGGCTGGCCTCAGTCTGTCACCAAAGATCGGCAACGGCTGATATTCAGCAATTTGCCACAACTGAAACAGGGCGTTATCTGGTCAACGTTGTCTGACCCATTTGATCTATTGGTCACCGCGTCCCCAACGGGCGCGATATTCGAGTTGATCGACGCCGACTGTCAGGTCTTTCACCTCGTCGGTGGGTATGATGAATTCGCTATTACGGATGTTGGGGTCTTTTACATCCCGATTTCTAACGAGTCTCCGCTGGCGCCGGGGTCTGTTGAATTTCGTCGAATCTATTCCGGCGAAGTGGCAAACGTAAAACCTGTCGAAGTTACCGAGGGCGTGCTTTTTGTTGATGAGTCCCTCACTGGTATTTATGCCATTACAGCCACGGGCCAAACGGCACGGCCTTATGTTGCAACGGAAATTTCTCAATTTCACCGCCACCTGTTTCGAAACGTCAGAAGCCTGACCAGCAATTACGGAACTCCGAAGAATGCAGCACGGCAGATTTTTGTCGTGAACGAAGATGGCACGGTGGTTGTAGGCCAGTATAGCAGCGACCGTGAGTTTGTGGGTTGGCGCCTATGGAATGGTGCGGGGCACGTCAATTCGGTTTCAGCCCGGTTTGGCGACGTGGTTTTCTCGACAAGATACGACACGATCGGCACCCCTCTGTTCGTTGCAGAGCGAATTGATGCTTCGATGGAGCTTGATTGCTCCGTAATTTACGGCGGCTCTGGGACACTCCCGTTTCCAGTAGGTGAAACCGTCCAGGTCATGGCTGATGGTTTCTTTCTCGGCGATTTTGTTGTCGGACCCGTGAACACAGTTGCCGTTGATACTGCCGACTATTCACAAATCTTCGTTGGGAAAGAGTTTGATTGGTACTTGATGCCAAATCTCTCTGACTTCGAAGGGGGCGAGGCTTTCGGCCAGCGTCAGCGTCGTCGCAAGGTGTCGAAAGTCAATGCCAAGGTGCGGGATTGCCAAGAATTCAAGATCGGCAGGAAGGTGCTTTGCACATGGCGAGGTGGTGAAGATACATCACAGCCTATGCCGAAACGCTCGGGCGTTTTCACATATCGCGAGACAGGCCGTTCGTTCGACCCAGAGTTTACGATTAGCAAAACCATACCCGGGCGTTTCAAACTGTTGGAATTGACGACAGAGGTGACCATCTGATGGCTACAGCTTCCGCCCTCCTTACTGGTGGCTCGTTGCTCTTGTCCGGCATTGGCGGCGCTATCGGGTATAATCAACAGGCGCAACAGGCAAAGAATGCCGCAGCCACTGGTCGCATTCAGGCAAATCAGATCGATGCCGGATATCGGGACGAACTCAATTCGACCATCAATAATATCCGCGCGATCCGCGCCGGAACCGGCGTTGCTGCTGATAGCCCGACGACAATGGCAATCGAGAACGAAAATGAGCGGGTCAACGAACAGAATCGCAGCCGCGATGTGGCAAGCCGCCGAATCCAGGCAGATCAAAGCGAACGTGATGCAAAAACATTTCGCAACTCCGCTTTCACTTCGCTTCTTGGCGGGACCGCGAAATCCCTTCCTTATTTCTTTGGAATGTAAAATATGGCTCGGCTCCCCACGGTTTCGCAGAGAACGGCAATCTTTCAAGGCCCACAGTCGGCTGTCTCGGGTGCAGCAGCGGCGAACCCATACATGCAGATTGCTGACGCTATGGGCACTCTTGGAACGAAGCTCGAAGAACAGGCCGTCATCAAGGCGGAGCAAGAAGGTGCTGACGCGGTATATCGCGACGAAAACGGCACACTCCAGATGGATCAGCGCTCGAACTGGTCGAAGTCCGGTCAGGCGTATAATCGGGCGGCACAACAGGCTTATGCGGCGCGAGTTGCCGGAGATGTGCGCTCCAAAGGGCAGGAACTTTTCAACGCTGCGAAAGGTGACGTTTCTGCATTCGATGCATCATGGAAGGGGTTCTCCGATCAGCTGCTTTCGAATACGCCGAAGGAGTATCGCGGCCCGCTGAAAACGATGCTGGAGACGGAAGGCTCGCGGCTGGGTCTTGGTGTTTCCGAGCAGAAGCGGAAGCGCGATCTTTCCATCTTCGAGAACGACATCAAGACCGAAATCCAGTTTCTCGATAATGACATGGCTGCCCTTGCGCGTGCTGGCGGCACCGGCACGCCTGATTATCTGGAAAAGCAAAGCCAACTGCAATCTCTCTACAAGGAGCTTGTCGACAACCCGGAATTTACGGTTTCGGAAAAGCAAGCCCAGATGGAATTGCAGCGGGTCGAATCCCGGCACCTGAGCGAAGCGGTTATCGGCTCCATCGATAAAACTCTGGCGACCGGCGGCGTGAAAGCCGCACAGAAGGAAGCCGAGCGCATTCTGACGGATGAGAAGCTTCACCTTTCCCCCGCCGAGCGCCGTCAATATGCTGGTCTTGCTGAACAGCGCATCAGCGGGTTCGTGGCTGAACAGAAAGTCGCGCTCAAGCCCATTCAGGACCAAGCCACGAAATACAAGAAGCTGCTTGATGAGGGGGTCGGGCTCGACAACCCCGATATCGACATGACGATCGCAAACCTCGCGCGGGGTGGTGATGTGGCCGGTGCGCTCGATTTGCAGGCGAAGCGGCGCGCCGCACAGACCATTCAGCAGTTCAATCTTGCGAGCCCCGAGGCGCGCGTTGCTGCGCTGGAGCGTGGGCGCGCGGCGGCGGATGGTGTGAAGTCCAGTCCTAAAATGAATCTGACGGGATTGGCGTATCCCGGTGAACCCCGCGCTTCATCTGGAAACCGGGTTTACCGTGATGCCATCGCTTCGATTGAGAGTAAAGGAAGCGGCGACTATGCCGCTATAGGCCCAAAGCATCCATCCATGGGCCGGGCATTGGGAAGATACCAGATAATGGAGGCTAACATTGGCCCTTGGTCAAAGGCCGCGCTGGGCCGTGAAGTCTCTGTGGAAGAATTCATGTCCAATCCCGACATTCAGGACGCAGTCTTTGATCATCGGTTCGGCAGCTATGTCAAACAGTTTGGCCCGGAAGGTGCAGCGCAGGCTTGGTTTGCGGGCCCGGGCGGCGTTGGAAAGGTTGATCGAAAAGACGTTCTCGGCACGGATGTTGGGACATATGGCCGAAAGTTCGTTGAGGCAGTTGGTGGTACTTCATCAACAAGCGTGCCGTCCATTGATCCTGAGGTCATCAAGGCTTACCGCACCGGCGTTACACAAGACGCGAAAGACCTCTGGAGCGATATGAAGGGCGGAATTTCGAAGGGAATCCCGCCTGCCGCTAACGAGCTATCGCTACTGACCCGGCAGCTTTCTGTGATTGATGATCCGAGTTTCCGGCGTGAGGTGACTTCTTATCTCACAAGCGAAGATGCTGCCGCGATGTTCGCATCGATGCCGCCGCAGCAAGCCGCTGCCGTTCTCGATGAACTAAAAGTGGATGCCGGAGATGGCGCCACGGTCGCACAGCAACAGATTATGGAGGCCGCCGACCGTACTGCAAAGCGAGTTGCCGAGGCGATGAAGAATGATCCCATTGGATATGCTGCACAGCGCCAGTGGGCACCCAGCACACCGCCGATTGATCTGGCAGCCGGGCCAGACGCTGTGGGCGCGGCATTCGCAGCGCGTCAACAGAGTGTCGATCTTTTGCAGGCTCGTGGGATGGTTCAGCCCGGCACGTCCGCACTTCGTCCGCAGGATAAGGTGGTTCTTAACCAGGTGATGACGCAGGGCACTCCGGGCGAACAGGCTGCGCTCTTTGGCGCTATGTCGAAAAACTTATCTCCGCAGACATACAGGGCGACGATGACGGCGCTCGCCGGGGACGCAAACTCGCGGACTTCTGCAAGTGCGGGCGCGCTCTACCAGTACAATCCGCAAGTTGCTGAAGGTGTTTTGCGCGGTCAAGCGCTGCTCAAGGAAAATCCAAACTATGCGCCTAAAAAGACAGACGACAATCAGGCATCGATTGACGATATTCTGCCGCCTCAAGCGTTCGGCGCAGGCTTGGAAGCATCGCGGCAAACGCTTCTCGACTCCGCCCGTGCCCGCTATGCCGATCTGAGCAACACCGCTGGCGATACCTCGGGTGAGTTCAACGAGGAGCGAATGACGCAAGCCGTAAACGAAGTCACTGGCGGGATGATCGATTTCAATGGGCAGTCGATTATTGCGCCACGCTACGGCATGAATCAGGAAGATTTTGACAAAACGATTGCCGATCTTTCAGACGACAGCCTAACTGGGGCTGTAACGTCCGAAGGCCAGCAAATCACTGCAAGTGATCTTCGTCGTTATGGACGCCTCCGCGCCGTCGGCGATGGGCGGTATCTTCTCGAATTTGGTCTGGAGAACGCGCCGACTTTTGCGATTGACAGCAAAGGCGGCCCGTTTGTTCTCGATCTGCGAGGTGATCAGTAATGGTGCTTCTCGTCGACCCGAAGGAAGAACGGACCGCTTTACAGGCCGCACAACAGAACCCCGTTCAGGGTTTCGATCCCGGTTTCATTGAGCGTTTCAAGGCCGATTATACGTCGATGATGGATTTCGCGAACGTGAACGCCCGCGAGCGTTCACGCGCCGATATCCAGAGCGAATTCATTTCTCGGTTTTATCAGGAAAGCGGAATCGGCCTGCGCAACTGGCTGACTGGTCCCGGCCTCAATCCTCGGGCTGATCTGGAAGCGAATGCGCGCGGGCAATTCGATGCGTGGAAGAAAGAGAACCCTGAAAGTGACCTGACGTTTCCCGATGCGGAGGCATTGGAATCGCAGACGCTTGACCGTGCACGCGCCGCTCGCGAAAAGTCCGTCAAACTTCAGGGGCTTTCGACTGGCTGGGGCTCGGCTATCGGTGGTTTCGCCGGTACAGCAGTGGGCGCCATGCGCGATCCCATCAATGCCATTTCTCTTGCATTTGGCGCCGGTGCCGCTTCGGGCATCCTGCGCACAGCACTCATCGAGGGTGCTATCGGCGCGTCATCGGAAACGGCTATCCAAGGCTTTAACTATAGCTTCAAACAGGAAGTCGATCCGAATTTTGGATTTCGTGACGCGCTGACTGAAATTGCGGCGGCGGGTGCCGGTGGCGCTGTGCTCGGTGGCGGAATCAAAGGGCTGGCGGCTGCATGGCACCGCGCCGCCACCGGTGAGTGGCCTCGCCAACTCGTCGATGCCGGAAACGTCGTAACACGCGAAGCGTCCGTACCGGCGGCGCGCTTCGACAAATCCGCGCAAGGTTCCGCTGTTTATCGTGGCGCCATTGAAAAGGCTGCCGACGATCTGTTTCGGGGCCAGCCGGTGGAAATTCCACAAGACGCATTCTTGCAAGCGAATGCCCGGCCCGGTCGCGTATATGATGCGGATGGCCGTTCTGTTGGTGTTCAGTACGAAGTGGTTGAAGCTGACAACTTAATCACCTCCAATCTCGATGATATGTCGATCAATCCCGCCTTTCCTCCTGAGCTTCAGCCGCGAGACCGCACCCGAGCCATATCGCAAGACCAGATTAATTCAATCGCTGCGAACCTCCAGCCTGAACGGCTCGGCCCTTCCGCTGATGCCGCCAACGGTGCGCCGGTGGTTGGCCCGGAGGGATTTGTCGAATCCGGCAATGGTCGCGTAATGGCTATGCGCCGGGCGTATCTCGAAAATGGTCCGGCTTCGGAATCCTATCGGAACTTCCTGCGTTCGCAGAATTTCGATATTGACGGTTTCAACAAGCCCGTGCTGATCGCGCGCCGGATTACTGATCTCGACCCAGAGGCGCGCATTGGATTCGTGACTGCCGCAAATCGCTCGACAGCTATGCGCCTCGGTGCGGCAGAACAGGCACTTGCCGAGGCTCGCCTCATTGACGATGCGGTGTTGTCGAAGCTGCGCGATGCTGGTGATGTCGATACGATCAGTAATCGGGATTTCGTTCGTGGCTTCATGCAGAAGCTCCCCCGCGCTGAGCAAGGTGAACTGGTCGATAAGGCTGGCGTTCTGTCTCAGGCAGGGGAACGCCGTATCATGTCGGCTCTCATGGGCCGGGCATATGGTGAGCCAACGCTCTTGGGCCGCGCGCTCGAAGACGCCGACAGCAACATTAAATCTCTGGCGGGCGCGCTCGGGGACAGTGCTGGTTCGTGGGCAATCATGCGCGATGCTGTAGTGCGCGGTGATATTCCTCGCGGCATGGACATTACCGACGATCTGATGAATGCCGTCGGTTTGGTGATGCGTGCGCGCGACGAAGGCCGCCCGGTCGCCGACTTGATCAACCAGGCTGAAATGTTCGGCGGGCCCAATGAAATATCGAAGATACTGGCGCGCGCCATGTTCGGCGATGAGAATATGCGCCGTCCGATCAGCCGCAAGCGCCTTACTTCGTTCCTGCGCGACTACGCCGACGAGGCGTTGAAAAACGATGCGGGCGCTCGCCTCTTTGGTGATCCGCTGGAATCCGCCGATGTTCTCCGTACGTCGCTGGCCAAGGCAGACCGTGAAGACCTGATCGCGGTGGCCAATGATCGCCTTACGCCAGAGCATGTCGAGGAGGTGGCAAAGGCGCAAGATACGTCTGACGCAGTCCTACGCGAGGCAATCCGCATCGGCGAGGAAATGCCAGACATCAAGGTCGATCTGGGCGACGGCGCTGGCGAGCGTTCGATCGCTGAAATAATGGCCGAGGCGGATGACGAAATCCGCATGGCTGCCGATCTTGAAGCCTGCACCATGGGCAACACTGAACACTTTTTGCGCGCTCCGGGGGCGAAATAATGTCGATCCAGAATTGCCTTGCCAAGCTCGTTGCAGCTAAGCGGATCACACAGAAGGCAGCCGATGACGCGCTCGCCTTGCACAATGGTATTCAGGACCGTCTCTATCCTGCGATGGGTCCCGCGACCGCCGACGCCGCCGGTGCTCTTGAGGCTGCCCGCGTCATGGCCGAAGCCGCCCGCGAGCGCAAAATGGAAGCGGCGGTGCAGGCGATCCGGCAAGCAGAAATCTACGACCGGATGCAGAAACACCCTCGCGGACAGACTGTTGGCCTGATGAGCGCGCTTGTTCGCGACAATTGGGAAGCTGGCCGAGCAACTGGCAACGCGATCAATATCGATAGCCATTCCGAAGCTGTTACCAAGCGTCTGTTCGGCATCATGGGCGGTACTCTTGATAAGTATCGCTCGACCATGGCCGGGCTCCGCCAAGATACGGAATCCATCTGGAATGTTGTTGACGAATTGTTCGGGCGAGACACGGGCGATCAGTCTGCGCAGGCCGCAGCAAAGGCGTTTCAGGAAGCGACTGGCTACGCCGTTGACCGCGTGAAGCGCGCTGGCAAACGCGTGTCCGTTCTCGACGATTGGCGCCTGCCGCAGTTCTGGGACGCCTCGCGCACCAAGGCTGTTACCGAGCGCGAGTTCGTTGATGATCTGATGCAAGAAGTGCGTGCCGGAACAATGCGCGTGATGGATAAGGAAGGCCAAGGCGAAGCGCCTGCGACGATGATTCCGGGCATTCTCCAAAATGCCTATAAGGACATTACGCTGGGCCGGGGCGTCGGTGCTGCCGGTCCGAGCGGGTTTTCAAACCAGCTTCGCGTTTTCCGTTTCGATAATCCAGACGCCTACAAGCGCTTGATGAAGAAATACGGTGTTGGCGATGGCGGTCTCTACAATACGCTTGTCGGTCATTTGTCCGGCATGGGCAAGGAAATCGCTTTTACCGAAGTTCTGGGGCCCAAGTATGAGCAGAATTTCAACACGCTTTTGGAGAAAGCCCGGCGCGCTGACGCGGAGAATTTGAGTAAGGGCCAGCGTATCAAGAACGTCATTTCCTTGAACAGTCCGGCAGCGGCACAGCGAACATTCGATGCGCTTTCTGGCAAGCTGGGCGTGCCACAAAACGAATTGCTGGCTGGAATCGGTGGCGGCCTGCGCAATCTTCAGACGGCTTCCCGGCTCGGGTCCGCGACAATCGCGGCGCTCCCCGGCGACAGCTTCACCATGTCGTTCGCAGCCAATCACAATGGCATCCCGGCGACGGCTGTTCTTGGCCGATTAGTGAAGGACCTGGCGAATGATGAGCAGGCCGAGGCTATTGCGCGGCAAGTTAATCTCACGGCTGCCGCTGTGATGGATAACGCTCTTGGCTCCAAGCGCTTTGCTGATGAGATCATCGGACAGGGGATTACTGCCCGCGTTGCTGATACGATTATGCGCGCGAGCGGCCTCAACACTTGGACGGAGGGCTTGAAGCGAGCCTTCTCAATGGAATTCATGGGTGCTATCGCGCGCGAATCCGACAAGAAGTTCGAAGCCCTCGACCCGCTTTTCCGTGGCTTCTTTGAACGATATGGGTTCACCGCCGCCGATTGGGACAAACTTCGTGTCACGCCGCAACTCGAAGCGGATGGGGCCCGGTTCTTCGATGTGAACGGCGTCGAGGATCAGCGCCTTGCTGACCGGCTGATGTCGGCCATCATCGACGAGCGTCACATGGCGGTTCTCGAACCTGATGCGCGTATTCGGGGCGCAATGTCTGGCGGCTTGCAGCGCGGAACTGTTCTCGGCGAGGCTGTTCGGTCAGCCACACAGTTCAAAAGCTTTCCCATGACATACATGATGACGCACATGATGCGCGCCGCTTCCCAAGATGGAATGTGGTCGAAGGCAGCCTACACGTCGAAGCTGCTTGCGCTTATGACTGTCGCCGGTGCGTTCACGGTTCAGATGCAATCGATTATCGCGGGTCGCGACCCTAACGATATGAGCCGCCCGCAGTTCTGGACAGAAGCTTTTATTCGTGGCGGCGGTGGCGGCATGATGGGCGATTTCGTGAATTCGTCTGTCTCGCGCGGTGGCGCTGGCGTCACGGAATTTCTCGCAGGCCCCGGTCCATCGGCGATAATTTCGACGGCTGACTTCCTGAAAAACGGGTTCAGCGGAAAGTCGCTTGCACAATACATGAAGGGTTGGACGCCCGGCTCGTCGCTCTGGTACACCAAGCTTGCGACCGATCGTATGGTTTTCGACCAGATACAGGCTATGATCGACCCAGACTATCGAAAATCTTTCCGCCGATATGAAAAGCGGATGAGGAAAGATTTCGGCCAAACATTCTGGTGGTCGCCGGGTCAGACCGCGCCTACACGTTCTCCCGCGTTCCAACGTTGACCTGTGCTTTGCTGGAAATCGCCCGCGCGTGGATATTCGCGGTCATGGTTACTATATCGGGATCCTCACGCCAGACTCCATATCAGCCGACAACGCCAACCAATGCGTTTCCGGTCGGCTTCCCTATTTTTGATAACGACGATCTCCAGGTTGTCGCGAATGGCGAGGTAATTACCGCCTATACCGTAACAGCGACTTACGTCGGTGGCGTTTCCACTGATGCTGTCGTGAACATTACAGGAGCGGGAATTACCGGCGACGTTTTGATCAAGGGGAACCGCATCCCTCGTCGCACGGATCAATACAGAAACGGCGCACCGTTAAAGATTGATGATCACAACTATTCGCTAAATCGCATCGAAATCACGCTCCAAGAACTGTATCGCGAAAGCGGAGATTTGTCGGGAGGTCTTCAGGCTGAGCGCGCTGAACGCATTGCTGGAGACGCGGCTTTGCATCAGCGCATCGATGAGGAAGAGACCAGCCGTATTGCCGGGGACGCAGCTAACGCCGCTGCCCTAGCAACAGAAACAGCCGAGCGCCAAGCCGCAGACGACGCGCTGCACCAGCAAATAGACGGAATCATTCCTACAGTTGCCGGTCTGACGGCTCGTGCAGAGGCAGCAGCGGAATCGTCTGAAGCATTCGCCGGTGCTGCGCAACAATTAGTGCAGGATGCGACCGCAGGCTTTCAAGGCTTCGTCGACGGCATTGGCTACGACTTCGGATTCATCACGCAATCGATGACTTATTTCGACAGGGATTTCGGTAGCATCACCGATCCCGTCGTCAACTAATGGAGTGCCATAATGGCTACTGAGGTACGTTGGCGTCGCGGCACCGCTGCCGAGCATGACACTTTCGCTGGCAAGCTTAGCGAAATCACCCATGACACGACGAACAATAATCTGCGCATCCATGATGGATCGAAGCTGGGCGGTTACGCAACCCTGATGGAGAGCCAGGTAGGTGAGCCCAATGGCGTCGCTCCGTTGGATTCAGACGGTCAAGTTCCTGAGGAGCACCTTGGAAATATTAAAGTACCCGACGATTCAATCACCGACGCAAAGCTGCCAGATTACAACTCCTCTACGTCGCCGTCGGCTTCAAAGCTCCGTTATCAGGCATCCACTTCAACCGGCGCAATAGCAGGGTCGCAGCAGCGCCCGGTTCAACTGAAGCTTTCTGATATTCTGCACGCTTATGATTTCGGCGTGAAGGCCGATGGCGTAACGAACGATACTTCTGCAATGGTAGCAGCATTCGCGGCTATGGAGGTTACGGGGCGCCCATTGTTCCTTCCGTTAGGGACCATTCTGGTTGACGCCGACGCTTTGTTTATCGGCAACGGGGCAGAAGGTACAAATTCGTCTTATAATAATCAGACGATAATTGGTATCGGTAGTTCCCCGGCCTTCGCAAGCGGAACCATCATTAAATCGAGAACGAGCGGAACCTGCCTATTTGATATCCGTGGCTTGGTTAGCGGTGTTTCGATTTCGGGTGTCACTTTCGACTGCGATTCAAAAGTTCAAATTGGCATCCGCATACGTTCCATGTCTGAAAGCAACATAGAGCAGTTTGCGGTCAGGAACTTCACATCAATCGGGATTGATTGGAACTGTCGCGCAAACCCGTCTGGTTCCCCAACCTGGTCTTCCGGGAACGTTGTAAAGCAATTCTATATCACGTCATCTTCTGTCGTCGCGTTTGGTGTTGGCCTTCTTCTGGACGGGCAAATCTCGACAAACAAGGACCCGCATCGAAACACCTTCCACACTGGTATCATTCAAATCAACAAAGCTGCTAGCAACCCGACTTTCGCAATGCTTCTTGCTATGACAGACAGCAATACCTTTATTGAAGTTGATGCGGACACAATCGGAACTGGCGTAGGCTTTGGCGTTCGGTTTAGTGCGCTGACTAGCAACGGCTTTCCGTTCCCTCAGAACAATTTCTTTTATGGCTGCTCGATTAAAGGAATCGATGTGGCTGAGGACTCAGGAACCGGGAAGCTCATCGGCCAAAACATGTTCGTTAATATGACGACGATGGACGGTGAAACACTTCCCACGCATCCGAAATTGCTTGGCTTCACTGACACCGGAAAATTCTTCAACGATATCGTCGTAGATAAAAACGTTCCAGCTTTTGAGCTTCGGAGCCGGGATGGATTGAAGCGTTATCGCCTGATCAACAATTCCAACGACAGTACGGATGGTGGAGTGCTCTTGCAGAAATGGAGCACGTCAACAAGCGCTTGGGTCACGTACTTTGCTGTCGATAGTGCAGGAACGCCTTCGATAACCCTTCCGGGAATGGGATTGAAGCAGGTTCAGGCGGGGGCAGTCGATACGGGCGGAACAGGGTTTAGAAGGCTGGTGGTTTCGAATTGA